GTGCGGCGCAGTCCACCGAGGCCCAGATCGTCGCAATGTTTGAACGGGCGGCCGCCAAGGTGGCTGAACACTTGATAGGAGGCGCATGAGCATTCCCAACACATTGGCCGCGTCGCGCACTGCGCTGCACGCATTGCTGAGCGATGTGCCCGCTGTGGGCATCGTGCATGCATGCGAGCGCTATGCCGATGGAGAAGAGGGCTTCAAGCGGGCCTATCTCTACACGCACGCCGATCCGGCAACGGATGGCTTCGGCGCTGCGCCACACATTCGCGGCTGGCACATCCGCCGCGCGGGGACGACCGAAGTCACTGCCAATGGTCGCATCTTGAACGAGCACACATGGCTGGTGCGCGGTTACCTTGCTTTCAAGGATGCGATCACGAGCGAACTGATTTTCGATGACCTGGTCGAGCGCATGCGTGATGCCGTGCGCGTCAACCCCGCCCTGGGTCTGCCTGGCCTGCTGGGGGCCAGCGTGGCAGAGGAGCGCGGCGTGCAGGTTGCAAGTGCTGGTCCTGTCGTCTTCGCGGGCGTCCTTTGCCACAGCGCCGCTCTCCAGCTCAAAACGCGCAACTGGGTTGAATGGAAAAAGCCATGACGCAAGCAATTCCCAATCCTCGCAAGACGCCCAGCCGGCAGACCTTGGTGCGCGTGACGTTGGCGCGTGTGCATACCCACAGAGGCCAAGAGCTGCCTGTCGGCAGCGTTATCTCCGTACATCCAGCCGTCGCCGAATGGCTGCGAAGTGCTGGTGCCCTTTCCCCTAAATCGACCTCTGTAGAAAAGGACTGAACCATGGCAACAACGCCGATAACTTCGTCGCAAATCATCAAGCGGACCTTTGCACCTGCCGCCATGGTGGGGCAGGTGTATGCCCGTGAACGTGGCACTGCGGGTGTTCCTATGCCCATAGGCAACGTGTTGGCGCTGGAGCTTTCGCACAAGGAAGATGTGCAGAAGCAGACTGATATGACAGCGCTGGGCGGAGGCACGCATGCAGAGATGCGCCGTGTGACCGAAGTCGAAATCAAGATGACACTCGCCGACCTCAACGTGACCAACTTTGCCCGCGCCTCGTTGGGTACTGTGCGTGGCGTCGAAGGGGGGAGCGTGAATGACGAGGCGCACAAGGCCGCGCGTGGCGGACTGCTGCGTACCGCCCATATCGCGCCGCGCAACCTGGTGCTGCGCAAGGGTACGAATCAGGGCACTTCGACCGTCTCGGACGAGGAGCACCTGAACGTCAGCAAAGGCGACCTGGTCGTCCTCGCGCACCCCAATGCAAGCAATGTGGTCGTGAGGGCTGGTAACAGCGTTGCCACTGCGACGGTTCTTGCAGCGGCAGGCAACTACACGCTTGTCCCGCAAGGCGTCCAGGTCACGGCCAATGCTTCGGATGTCACGAACGGCACGGGCTTCTGGGTCACCTATGAACATCCGGCCGTGGGGGATGTTGTGCCGGCGGCTGGCAACTATGAAGTTCGCGCGGCTGGCGTGTATGTGCTGCCTGACGCGCAGGGTTTGGCTGACGATGACACCGTCACGCTGTCCTATGACTTCGGCAGCTACGCCGTGATCGAGGCGCTGACGACCAAGGCCAAGGAACTGGAGTTGATCTTCGAGGGGTTGAACGAAGCCGACGATGGCAAACCGGCCATTGTGGAAATCTGGCGCGCAAGCCAGGGCGTCGCATCGTCCATTGGTCTGCTGGCGGACAAGGGATTTGCCAACCTGCCCGTCACTGGCACAGTGCTCAAGGATGACAGCAAGACAGGGGAGGGGATCAGCCGGTACTACCGTGTGCGCAAGACCTAAAAGCACCCTCAAACAGGACTGAGGCCGACGCTTGCCGGCCTCGTTTTTTTCTGCCTGGCGCGAGACAGTTGCGCAATCATGGCAGACAAAAGCATCTCCTTCAAGATCAGCGCGGATTCGGCCGAGGCCCAAAAAGGCATCGGCGACGCGGGGGAAAGCCTTGAGGAATTCAGTAAAACAGCCAGCGAGACCAGCTCCGAACTGAACGAGCTGGCTAAGGCTACTGATACGAAGACCAAGGCCATCAAAGCAGGCCTGCAGGTCGAGCAAAGCGAAATCGAGCTGCAAGGCCAACACCTGGCTGCAGCGAAGGCCGAACAGCAGGCTCGCCTGCAGGCAGTCCAGGCCCAGGGCGACGAAGCCGCTGCCACACGGGCCGGCAATGCGCTGCGCCAGATCGAATCTGATCAACTTGGTCTCGTGGCACGCGCCAAACGTGCGGAAGCCACGGCCATCCAGCAAGCCGCAGATGCGCGACGCGAAGAACTTGCTGCTGTAGGGCCGCTGACAGCAGCTCAAGACAAAGAACTCCAGGCGGCCGAGAACCTGGCCAAGGCCCTGCGTGTCGAGGCCGCTGCAGCCGATCAGGCCTCGCAACGTGCGCGCGAACTGGGCGCCACTCACCAGCGTACTGCCGCGACGTCTGATCAATTGGGCGGACGGGTTGCGAGCCTGACACGGCTGCTGGGTGAAATGGCGACGGCTCTGGGCGCCGCTTTCACCTTCCGCGAGATGGTCACCGCCGCTGCGCAAATGGAGCAGTTGCGAAGCGGCTTGGCAGCAGTCACTGGTGATGCCGAAAAAGCCGGGCAAGAGCTGGAGTTCGTCCGCGTCGTGGCATCTCGCATTGGCTCCGATGTCACGGAGGTCGGTAAAGCGTTTCTGGGGCTTTCTGCCGCAACGCGTGGCACAGCGGTCGAAGGAGAGCCGACGCGGCAGGTGTTTGAAGCCGTGGCGGCAGCTATGGGCAAGGCGGGCAAGTCGAGCGCAGAAACCGGAAACGCGCTGATGGCCTTGTCGCAAATGGCGAGCAAGGGCGTTGTCCAGTCCGAAGAGCTGCGCGGCCAGCTCGGCGAAGCCCTGCCTGGCGCGCTGAACGCTGCCGCCAAGGGCCTGGGCCTGACAACAGCCGAGATGATGAAGCTGGTGGAAGAGGGCAAGATCACCGCTCAGGACATCTTCCCGGCTCTGGCACAAGGCCTAAACGAGCTGTATGGCGGTGCCCCGCAAGCGCAGACGCTGAGCCAAGAGTTCGTGAACGTCAAGAACGCCGCCGTCGATATGTCCGACCGTATTGGACAAGCAGGCGGCCTGCGTGTGCTGAAAGTGGGCGCGGAGTTGGCGCAGACGGCCATCCTTCTGCTGGGCGAGGGATTGGTCTCAACGGGTCAGAAGATCGGCGTGCTGATGGGCGCGCTGGCAACGCTGGACTTCAAGGGAGTCAAACAGGCATTTGCGGACATCGAAGCCGAGAGCCGCGACAAGCTGCTCAAGGCTGCCCAGCACAACGGCGTGCTGCGAGACGACATCATGGTGCTGGGGTCGGAGGCGGAGAAGACCGCACTCGCGCAACGGGAGCAAGCCCAGGCAACGACGTCCTCGGCCGCTGCAGCTAACCAGGCGAGTCCATCCTGGGTGAAGCTGCAGAGCGACTATGGCAAGGTTGCAGAGTCCATCCGCGAGCAAATTGCGGAGACCGATAAGAGCGTGATTGCCCGGAATGCCGAGGGCAAGGCGTCCATCGCGCTGGCAGAAGCCTTTGGAACGGAGCGCGAGCAACGTGTGGCACAGGTCAAAGCGTCGGAGGACAACGCCGCCGCGTTGAACAAACTCGCCGCGTTGAAGGCCACTGAACTCGCGGTCATGAAGGCTGAGCTTGACGCACTACAGACGCTCTACAAAGAAAAGGCAAACCAATCTCCAGAGCGAAAGAAGGAGATCGAGGAGCTGCAAAAGAAGGTCGACCTGCGACAGCAGGATACGGACAAAGCTGTGGCTCAAGCGCAGGCATCGCGTCTGGCTGTCGAGCAGGCGAAGGCCGAAGCCGAGGCGAACAAAGACAACAGCATGCGCGTCATCGAACTGCGTGAAGCATGGGAGCGTGCTCGCCAGGAGCTGGAGCGTGTCCGTGCCGCAAAGGCAGCGGGCAAGGCCACCACGGAGGAACTCGAAAAAGCCGAGCTGGCAGCAGGCAAGGCAGCGTATGTGTACCGCGATG